AAAAGAAGTCAAAAAAGCGAAATAAAAGCAAAAAAAAGAAACAAAAAGATTTAAAAATTTAGGGAATTCATGGGTGCAATAATTAATATTTTTTCAAGTGCAATTTTTATAAAAAAGAAAATGAATTTAACTCAATGGAGTAGCAAATATAGAGTTTTAAGCCGTGAAAGCTCGGCACATTATGGCAAATTTAAGCCCTTTGCCTATCAAATAGAGCCAATGAATGCTATAAGTGATAATCGTAAAAATAAAGTTATCTTGCTTTTTGCTTCACAGCTTGGCAAAAGCGAGATGATTAACAATGCCATTGGGTATTTTATACACCAAGAGCCAAGCACTATTTTGTTTATGTTACCAAATGAAAATGATGCTGAAGATTACTCAAAAAGACGCTTAGCGCCTATGTTTAGAGATTGCTTTGTCCTTGATGAGCTTATAAATGCCAATGAAGCAAACAATACAATTTTAATAAAAAATTACAAAGGCGGTAATTTAGCCTTAGTTGGCTCGAACTCCGTTAGCAAACTTGCAAGTAAGCCAATTAAAATTTTACTAATTGATGAAGCCGATAGATGTGAAGCAACAAAAGAAGGTAGCGCCATAAAACTAGCTGAAAAAAGAACTATCACATATGCAGATAGAAAGATAGTTATTAGCTCAACTCCAACACTTAAAGACAGCTCACAAATAATTGCTGAGTTTAAAAATAGCGACCAGAGATATTTTTATGTCAAATGTCCATATTGTGGTTATGCGCAAACGCTAGATTTTAACCGAGTTGTGTGGGAAAAAGACGATTTTAAAAATCCACTTTTTGATAGCGTTAGATACTCTTGTCTTGGATGTGGAGCTTTGCTTAATGAGAGTGAGAAAAATAAAATGGTGCAAAATGGCGAGTGGATAGTAAAAAATCCAAATTCTCTAACGGCAGGGTTTTTCTTAAATGCAATTTATAGCCCCTTTTTTACTATGAAAGAGATAGTAAAAGATTTTTATGAGAGCAAAGATGATCAAAATAAACTTCAAACCTTTATAAACACTATTGAAGCACGAGCATTTGAACCACCAACGATAAGTTTAAAAGGAGATGATCTTTTTGCGAGACGTGAAGATTATACAAGAGATAGTGTTCCAGATGCAGTAGAGTTTATAACTGCTGGCGTTGATATACAAGCAGATAGAATTGAGATAAATTTCATTGGTTGGGCAAAGGGAATGGAGGCTTATAACCTCGATTATAAGCAGATATATGGCAACACGGAACAAGATGCTGTTTGGGCAGAGACTTTTAAATATTTACATCTTCCTTTTAAGAAGGAAAATAATAATGAGCTAAATTTAATGTTAGGGCTTGTTGATAGTGGTTTTAACTCTAGCAGAGTGTATAGGTTTTGTGGTAACTCAAGAAGATTGATCGCTACAAAAGGAGCAAGCGAAACAAGTAATAAGATGGATTTTATAAACCCAATTAAAAAGATGCAAAATCTCTGTTATTTTATGCAGGTTGGGACATTTGCTGGCAAAAGCGAGCTTTTTAGGCTTTTAAAGATCGATAAAGTGGGTGATGGTTATTTTCACTATAACAAAAGTTACACTCAAGAATTTTTTAAACAACTTGATGCTGAAAAGCTACAAACTATGAAAAATAAATTTGGACAAGATCGCCTTTGTTGGGTAAAAGTCAGAGATAGAAATGAGGCTTTAGATATTAGTGTTTTAGCCTTAGCAGCCGCAAAGATAATAAATAAAAAAAGGAGGCAGTAAAATGCAAAATAAAAAAGCATTATATGGTGCTAGGGCTAGAACCTGCGTAAGCTTAGAAGTTGCAAACATAATTAGGCTAAAGCTTCTTAGCGAGAAATTAAATTTAAAAATTAGCCATATTGTTGATAATGCAGTGGTCTCTTACTTTAATGAATGTGAGTTGGTGGATAAAGAAGATAAAGAGTATTTGGAAAGTATAAGCGATGCATATAAAAAGTAAAGAGTTAGCAAGACTTTTGGGACTTACTGAAAGACGTATAGAACAACTAACAAATGATGGTGTGCTTACAAAACTTAGCCGTGGTATATATGACGATGCCACAGCCATCGATGCTTATATTACTTATAAAATAAATAAAGCCAGTGAAACTACTGATTTAACTGAAGCAAGAGCAAAAAAAGAGGATAAATTAGCTCAGATAAAAGATATTGAGTTAAAAAAACTCAAAAAAGAAGTTATTAGTATTGATGCGTTAGAAAAAGAGCTAAGCGATATTGCTTCCACTCTTTCAAATAGGCTTTATAACCTTTCAAACCGCATAAAATTAAAAGTTGAAATATCAAAAGAGCAGGAAGATGCGATAAATGAACAGATAGAAGAGACACTAGTAGAATTAAAAGATGCAAAAATTTATAAAAACTATTGTATGCCATAAAAGGAAATATTTATTTTTTATAAAATGGCTAAATGCAGATAAAAGAGAGAATAAAGTTAATTGATGATGCGATTGATAATATCTTGACCAATCTAAATAATGGCATTGAGATAAAAAGTTATCAAATAGACAATATCCGTGTTGAAAAGCGATCAGCGTTTGATCTGATTACTGAGCTTAGAAAAATGAGATCATTTTTAGCAGCTGATATGAATAAAAAAGCAGGAATAACCTACGTTTTTGGAGGTAGAGTGTAAATGCTTAATTTTTTTAAGAAAAAAACGCAAAGTGCTCCAAAAAGAAAGAATTTAAGATTTTTTAGATGGCAAAGCCTAAATCCAAATGAAGCAAATCTAGGTGAAATTTTAGCATTAGCTCAAAACACTGATCCTGATCTTGCAAATGCGAGATTAAGAAACCAAGCAAGAAGCCTAAGCGTCAATAACTCTCTTACAAATGGCTTTTTTGACATGCTTGCAAGTGAAATTTTAGGCGAAAAAGGAATTACATTAAGCATTACCTCTGGAAAAAATGCGGTAGATAAAAAAGTAGAGTGGTTATTTAATTCATGGTGTAAAGAGTGTTGCCCTTATGGCGTTTATGACTTTTTAGACATTGAAGAGATGGCGTTAATTAGCTTTTTTAGAGATGGAGAAGCTTTTATCCATCTAATTAAAAACGGAAAAAATTTAAAGATAGAACTGCTTGATGCTGCCTTTATTGACAATAATTACAATGATATAAACTCAAACATAAAATGTGGCATTGAAAGAGAAGAAAATAGCTTAAAGCCTAAATTTTACTATTTTAGAAAAAATAGCGATAGTTTAAATGCTACAAACGCAGAGGCTATAAAGATACCAGCAAGCGATATTTTACACATTAAAAAATCTCTCATTCCAACACAAAGACGTGGGATTAGCAAATTAGCCAGCGCTGTACTTGATATTAATCAAAAGGATAAATTCTTAAAAGCAGAACGTGATAGAGCAAGACTTGCAAGTGAGCTTACAGCATTTATCTCAAAAAAAGAAAATAGCGGAGCTTTGCCTTTTGAAATTAGTGAAGATGAAAACCACACTGAGATTAGACAAGCTGATGTTGGGAAGATTGCTTATTTAAACGAAAACGAAGAGATTAAATTTGTTGAGGCTCATGCAGTTGATAATATAACTGAGTATTTAAAGATGACTGATCGAGAAGTGGCTCGCTCATTAGGTGTTAGTTATGCGACTTTAACGGGAGACTTAAAAGAGGTAAATTATTCAAGCATCCGTCAAGGCGTGACAAGCGAAAGAAGAAGCTTTAGACGGTTACAAGGCTTTTTAAAACGTAAATTTCATGAGCCTATTTTTAAAGAGTGGCTAAAAACTGCTTTAATAAACAATCAAATAACAAGTTACGAATATAACGCTGTTTTAGACAATTTTAGCTTTAAACCGCAAGGATGGGAATATATAGATCCAACAAAAGAAGTTAATGCAAATAAAATAAGTATTGAAAGTGGGTTTAAAACCATTAGCGAAGTACTAAGAGAAAAAGGCATAGATATAGATGATTTTTTAAAAGATATAGAAAACGATAAACAGATAATCAAAAAAATAAGTGAGATTAACACACTAAAGGTAAAAAATGAAAATCAATGAATTAAAAGGCAATATCTTTTTTAACGCGCAAAAAGGTGGCATTGATGAGGAAAACCTAACAGTTAGCTTTATTGCCCTTAGTAAAAATAATATGCATAAGCGTGAATTTTTTGGAGAGCAATATTATTTAAGCGTTGATACTTCAACGATGAAATTTAATGCAGATACCCTTTATCTTGATCATGATGTTAGTTTTGAAAATGCAATTGGAAAAATAATTGATTTAAAAAACGAAGATGGTAATTATAAAGTAAAAGTGCAATTTTTCCCAGAAGTGCAAGCTAGCTATCAAGCATATTTAAGATTTAAAAATGGACTTAGTCAAAGCGTTAGTGTTGGAATGTGTGATTACGAGATAAAAGAGGTAGAAAAGATAGATGGTTTAAGTCATTATGAGATAAGCGGAGGCGAAATTTATGAGCTTAGTGCCGTATGGCAAGGAGCTGATAAAAATGCAAAGATAAGTAGTTTTAAAAAACAAACAAAGGAGTATAAAAAAATGGAAGAGACTAAGGTGCAAGAGCAAGATCAAAAAGTAGTTGAGCTTGAAAATAGAGCTAATGAAAATAAGCAAATCATTGAATTAGCAAAGATTTTAAACGAAAGTGAAAAAGGGTTAGAGGCGATAGAGCAAGGCATTAGTTTTAACGCTTTTAGCAAACAAATGGCTGAACTTTCAAAATCAAAACAATACGAGAGCATAAACATAGCTCCGAAAAAAGAGACTAAAAAAGAATTTAGCCTAGCAAATGTTTTAAAATCAAGCGTAGGATTAAAAGCAGACCTTGGTTATGAAAATAATTTCATAGGCGATAATGGCAGATACGCACTACCAAACGAATTTTACGCAAAATTTGCTAGTGTAAAAACAAGTGATGCTTTAAGCATTGTAGATCGTGCATATAGAAGCGATTTGTTAGTAGAAGCTTTAAAGCAAGATAGCGCTCTTTTAAATAAAGTAACGTGGCTACAAGGGCTAACTCAAGAGATAGAGATACCAAGAGATAACTCAACTTTTGAAGCTTATTTTGTAAATGAGGGCGATCAAGCACAAGAGCAAAGCTTGAGCTTTGATACATTAAAACTAACGCCTCACACCCTATCAACTCGTATAGCCATTACAAGAAAGATGCTATTAATGAGCGCTATTGATCTTGAAGCTTATATTTACACACGTTTTAAAGATGCAATTAGAAGCAAGATAGAAGATCAAATCATTCATGGGCAAACGGTTGTAAATGGGCTATATCATACCGCAGGCGTTCAAACTTTTGATGATTATTTAAAAGCACCTGATTTAACAAAAACATTAAATTTTAGCACTTTACTTGATAAAGAGAAGATCGATACGCAAAAAGCTATATTTTTTGCAAATGGCGCAAGCTTAAATAAACTAAGAGCAACATCAAGAGAGGCAGGCACTGAAAGAAAACTGCTAGAGGGCGACGACTTACAAGGTTTTAGTGCATATAAATGTAATAAATTTGGCGACAATGAGATAATTTTTGGCGACTTTTCACAACTTTATATCGCAACCTTTGGTAGCTTAGAATTTATCCCAAGGCAAGTAGCAGGCGGAACGATAGAGATTGAGGTATTTTTAGAAGTAGATGCAAAGGTCGCACGTGAAAAAGCCTTTGTAGTTTCAAAAGATGCGTAAAGGATAGGCTATGAGATATGAAGTTCTTTATGATTGCGTGGTGGCAAATCGTCACGCAAAAAAAGGCGAGGTTTTAAACCTTGAAGGCTTTGATAAAAATTATATTGCTAGGCTTTTGACGCTAAATGCGGTAAGAGAGATTGAAAATGACGCTAAAACGGCGGATGACGAAGTCTTAGAGACAAAGAATATCGGTAAAAAGAAGTGAAAGATATAATTAATCTCGCCACAGCCGACATCGGATCGATTTTTGGATGTGGCGGCTTTAAATTTATATTTGAAAACGGCAAAGAGGCGAGTGGAATGTTAAACAAAACAACGCCTATTTTTTATGACAACGGTGCTACTGGGTCAGTTGTAACTGCTCTTATAAAAGCAGATGAAAGCATAAATGTAAAAGATAAGTTAATGGTTGATGGCTTAAGCTATGAGATAACAAGGATAGAAAAAGAGAGCCAAATTTTAAATAGGCTCTTTTTAAGAGAGCTATGATGATAACGTCAATAGATAAAGTAGATAGGCAGGATGATTTTTATCCAAGCTCATTTAGAGAAGAGATTATAAAAGATTTAAATGAAACTTTAAATACGCTTGCTCCTTGCTTTATCCAAGATGATTACACATATGAAGATAGATCTTTACCAGTCATCATCATTAGTGATGGGAATGATGATATTACGTTAAAGGGCGAAGCTTTATCGCATGAACTTAATGTAAGCATTGATCTAATTGATAAAAAAATAGATGCAAAACTAATAAAAGAAGCCTTGTTAAAGCTAAGTAAATTTAAGTCAAGTTTTGCAAATTGCACTCTAGTTTCAATAAGCCGAGAATTTGAAGCAGGAGAGCGCAATGTCATAAGAACAAGAGTTGAGCTTAAATTTCTTTATTTTACTAATCTTTGGAGCTATTAAATGGTTTTTGTGGGAAATATTTGTGAAGTTTGTGATAACAAAGGTTTAGTGAAAGTAAATTATCAAGGGACGATAAGTAAATTTATACCTTATTTGGCTATTGCAAATAGCTTTAAGCGCAAATTTATCCCACCAAGAGTTAATGAGCAAGTATTAATGTTTCAAGGCGAAAATGGCAATGCTAAATTTGCATTAGGGGCTATTTTTAGTCAAAGATGCAAAGAACCAAGCGGTGCAAGCACAACAAAAGAAATAAGCCAGTATGAAGATGGCACAACAATAAGCTACGACACTTCTAGTTCAACACTTGAGATCACAAACCCAAAAGTGATAAATATAGTGGTGCAAAACGATATAAATATAACTTGCAAAAACGCAAATTTAACAGCGCAAAAAACCACTATTAAAAGCCCAAATGTGCAAATTTTAGGCAACACAAATATACAAGGAGCTATCACCACCTCAGGAGATAGCGGCGGAAGTGGCGAATTTAGTATAAATGGCAATCTAAAAATAAGCGGAAATATGAAAGTTGGCTCAAACCTAAATGTAGGCGGAAGTATCACAGATGCAAGAGGTAATCTAACAAATCACACAAACAACGGATATACAAGAGATTAATAAAAAAGGATAGAAAAATGTCAAGCAAATATGGAATAAATGTTGAGCTTTACAATGGCTCTTTAAATGGTTACGACATCGACAATAAGCGCCCTATCGCTATCGTTGGCGATGATAGTAAGCTTGAGGCTGGACTGCATGTATTTAGCACAGTAAAAGATGCATTAAAGGCAGTTGGAAGCGGAACGTTAAAAAATGCTTTAACTGATTTAGATGCAACTTCACTTCATACGCAAGTTATTTTAAGCTCTTTTAAACCCAGTATAGATGCAAATGCTGATACTAAAAATAGTGAGAATTTACAGAGTTGTTTAACTGCCATTGATGCGCTAAAAAAGGCTGAAGCCGAAGTAATGTTAAAGCCTAAATTTATCTTAGCTCCTGAATATAATAACGCAGGAGTTTATGAGAAATTAAAACAATTAGGCGAGCACTTAAGGGCGGTTTATGCGATCGAAGTTGATGCAGAAAATGAGACGCAAGCAAAGCAAAAGATAAATGAGCTTCAATATAAAACTGCTATTTGCTCTTACCAAAAAGTATTAAGGATTGATAACGTTGTCAGACCTGCAAGCGTCTTTTTAATAGCGCTTTATGCAAAAGTTATGGCAGAGACTGAATATGGATTTTCGCAAACTTACTCTAACCGCGTAATAGATGGCGTAATAGGCATAGTTGATAAGGTTGAGTTTATACAAGGCGTTGATTGTGAAGCTGATAGGCTAAGAGATGCTGGCATAAGCGTAATAATAAGTGATGATGGCATAAGAGCGTGGGGTGGCGAAACAAGAGATGAGGACTTTAAATCACTACACACTTATGTTATTTTTTATACCGCTATCGAAACTATTTTTAAAGCACAAAAAAGAGCCATTGATAAGCGTATGAGAGATGTGCTTAAAAACGTGGTTGATAGTTTGGAGGCTTTTTATCGTCGCTTGGTGGCAAATAATGTGGCAGTTGGCTTTAAAGTAAGCATCCCCCTTGAACTAAATGACAACCAAACAATTGCAGCAGGCAAAATTTATATAAAACATGAAGTGCAAGAGATGCCATTAATTAAAAACATCACAAATAGAATTTATCGTGTTGATGCTTATTCTCAAGTGCTTATAGAAGAACTTTAAAAAATAGGAGAAAAAATGCAAAATCTAACAGCACAGGCAATAACTGGTGGAAATTTATTTATCGATGGTGTAGGTAAAATAGGCGAGCTAAAAAGTGCAGAACTACCAAAGTTTGAACACGAAACAATAGAAACAAACTCTGCAGTTGGTAAATACGAAGTGGTTTTGCCACTACTAAAACCTCTTACTTGCAAACTTGAGGTGAATAATGTAAATAGCGTTTATTTTTCAATGTTAAATACAAATATGCCACACTCTTTTTATATAAGAAAGAATTTAACCGCAACTGGTGGAGAGCAAACAAAGGTAACCGCAACATTTGCTGGTAATATAAAAGTGCTTGAAACGCCTAAGTTTGAAATGGGAAGCGAGGCTGTTTTAAGCATTGAGATAGCTTGCTTTTTTGTTAAATATGATATTGATGATAAACCAGCATTAATTTATGATGTTGAAAATATCTTTTATGTGGTTAATGGTGTTGATTTGCTAGAAAAGATAAGAAAAAATATTTTATAAGAAAGGATTGTTAAAAATGGCGTTATCAAAGATAGAAAAACAAAAAGAGATATATAAATTTAGCGATGGTCAAGAAGTTACTTTATACGCTCCTACATTAGGGCAGATAAGAGCTAGCGAACGAAGCAAGGACGATACAGAGAAATTGATAAATTTGCTTATTGATATGAGTAAAGGCGAGATGGATGAGACCTTTTTAAATGATTTGCCAATATCTGAACTATCAGGATTGAGCGAAATTGTCGCAAGGCTTAGTGGGATTAGTAGCTTAAAAAACTAAGTGAGGGTATAGCGCTTATTTGCTATACCTTAAATTTTAGTTTCAGTGATATTTTAATGCTTAATTTTGACGAATTTGTAGAATATTACGAGATAGCAAAAGGGCTAAGTAAATGACGGCAACTGCTAAAAAGCTCTTTTTTAAGGTTGATAACGTTTTTTTCTTTCAAGCTCTTTTTTGCCTACTATATAGCATATGCAAATTATTACAAATAATAGCGAAAAATACCAATAGTTGGTTGCCACATCCCACAACCCAGTTGCGAGATCCAAAAGAGATAGTGATAAAAAAAATAAAAAAATTATAGAAAAAATAAAAGTAATTGCAATGATAATATCAGCAAACATTTAAACAAAGCTCCTAAGAAAGGTTAAAAATGGCTAACGC